TACACTGCTCGCTACACCCACGAGACCATCGCTTTGGCGTTCTCGCTGACAGAAGAAGCTGTTGAAGATAACCTCTACGACCGCTTGTCTGCCCGCTACACCAAGGCATTGGCCCGTTCGATGGCTCAGACCAAACAAATCAAGGCGGCTGCTGTGTTGAACGGCGCTTTCACCACCTCTATCGGTGGCGACGGCGTTGCTCTGTGCGCAACAAACCACCCCACTTTGTCAGGTCCTAACCTGTCCAACACCCTGGCAACAGCTGCCGACTTGTCCGAGACTTCTTTGGAACAAGCCTTGATCGACATCGCAGCGTTCACTGATGAACGCGGCTTGAAGATCGCTGTCCAAGGTCTGAAGTTGATCCTGCCTAAGGAACTCCAATTTACGGGCGACCGCATCTTGAAGTCCACCTTGCGCACTGGCACTGCAGACAACGACATCAACGCTGTTCGCAACATGGGCATGGTGCCACAAGGCTACACCGTCAACCACTTCTTGACCGACCCTGACGCATGGTTCATCCGTACCGACGCGCCTAACGGCATGAAGATGTTTGAGCGTGTGTCGCTCAAGACTGGTTTCGAAGGCGACTTCGACACCGGCAACGTCCGCTACAAAGCACGTGAACGCTACAGCTTCGGCTTCAGCGACCCACGCGGTTTGTTCGGTTCGCCTGGCGCAGCCTAAGCGAAAAGGGTTGGGGGTTCCCGGCCGAGAAAAAAGGGGCTTCGGCCCCTTTTTCTTTTTTTAGAAATAGGTTATATTGGACGCATTCCGGGGTTTCCGGTACATCTGACAGTCCCGGCTGACGACATGCAGACAGATGTACTCCACTTGCATGTAAGGAACCAATCATGGCATCTACCACCTTCTCCGGTCCAGTTACGTCCACCAATGGCTTCATTGGCAACGTCATTGGCAGCGTCACTGGCACTGTCGCCTATACTGAATTGACGGCAGCCTCCACACTGACTGCTGCACAATCTGGCACCGTTTTCTTTTTGAATTCTGCAACTGAATTCGCAACCACTCTCCCCGCTCCTGTGGCAGGCTTGACCTACACCTTCATTGTGAAGACTGCTCCTTCTGGCGCAAGCTACACCGTGGTGACTGGCTCCAGCGCAAACATCATCAAGGGCCAGGCATACCCTGCCTCTGGTGCTGCTGGCGATACTGGCACTGCGGACGACACCATCAGTTTTGTGGACGCTCAAGCGGTCGCAGGCGACACGGTCACCGTGATCAGTGATGGTACTTCCTGGTTCGCCAAGGGTTTCTGCGCGGTTGCTGCTGGCATCACCTTCACTCAAGCCTCGTAATAGGAGGCCGACATGAGCGCCAGCAATATCAAGTCGGTACAGAAGACGTCGTCTGCGGCGGCTGTCGCTGGCCGCGCGCGTCTGCTGGGGGTCTACTTCACAAACACCGCTACCGCCTCTTCCGTTGTCCTCAAGGACGGCGGTAGCAGCGGCACAGCCCGTTTGTCGCTGATTACCCCTGCCTCAGCGGGTTCACAGGACTTGATGATCCCAGACATGGGCATCTTGTTTGAAGACGGCATCTACATTACCTTCGGTTCGGCTGAAGTGACAAGCGTCACTTTACTGTACGAAGGCGGAGCACCTGCGTAATGGCTTCCAAAGGCATGGGCATCAAAACCTCGGTCAAGAGCGGTAACTTCCGCCCGACCAAGGAAGGTGCCGGCATGACCAAAAAAGGCGTGGCAGCGTTTCGCAAGGCCAACCCTGGAAGCAAACTGAAGACGGCGGTGACTACCAAGACACCGTCGGCTGCAGAGGCAAAGCGCAGGGCATCGTATTGCGCGCGGTCCGAGGGCCAGATGAAGGATTTTCCTGAAGCTGCCAAGGACCCAAACAGCAGGCTTCGCCAAGCGCGCAAGCGCTGGAGGTGCTAAGTGGAAATGATGGTATGGAACGTGGTTTTAACAGCCATCGTGGGTCTCATGGGATTCTTGCTTAAAAGCAAGTTCGATGAGCTTGGTCGTATCAGCATTTTGCTGAACCGCACCCGCGAAGAAGTTGCCAGGGACCATATCACCCGAAAAGAGGTGGATGATCGGGTTGAAAAACTTGTCATTCACATGGATCAGAGGTTCAATCGAATTGAGCAAAAGCTCGATGACATGAGAAAAGGATGATGACATGAAAGCAGCAATGAAAATGGTTAAAAAAGATGGCAAATCAGTGCCATCTTTTGCCGCTGATGGCGTTGGCAAGATGAAAAAAGGTGGTATGGCCAAGAAGTCCGCATCGGACAAGATGGGTCGTGCAGTGAAACGTAAAACGGCCGACGTCAAGGGCCGTGCAATGAAAAAAGGAGCTTGATCATGGCTGGAAAAGGTATGGGTTGCGCCACTCGTGGCGGTGGAGCCGTTGAGAGCGGTCCAAAAAACAAAATGATGTCCGCGCCCAGTAAAACTACTGGTCCCGTGATGATGAAAAAAGGCGGTATGGCCAACAAAGGCAACATCAATGAGCACAAGCGCATGGCCATGGGCAAGCCCATCGGCAAAATGGGCGGTGGCATGATGGCCAAGGGCTACAAAAAAGGCGGCATGTGCTAAATGGCCACCTCGGGCACAACCACATTTAACCTGTCGATTGATGACTTAATCGAAGAGGCATTTGAGCGCTGCGGCATGCGGCCGACGAGTGGCTATCAGCTCACGTCGGCACGTCGCTCGCTCAACTTGCTGTTCCTTGATTGGGCCAATCGCGGGTTAAACCTGTGGACCATTGAGCAAGCCACTTACCCGTTGACAGCGGGCATCAATGAAATTTCATTGGACGCATCTGTTGTCAACGTGCTTGAGGCCGTCATTCGCCAAAACAACCAAGGTATCAACACCGACGTTTACATTGAGCGAATCAGCCGAGAAGACTGGCTCAATGTGCCCGATAAAACCACGCAGGCTCGCCCTGCGCAGTTTTACGTTCAGCGCACAAACATTCCAAAGGTATTTTTCTATCCCGCAGCGGACCAGGACTACACCTTTGTCTATTACCGCATCCGCCGCATCCAAGATGCTGGCGCGTACACAAACGATGCGGATGTCAACTTCCGGTTCCTGCCATGCCTGACATCAGGCCTGGCTTACTACCTGTCGCTCAAGTTCGCTGCTGAACGCGCTTCGGCGCTCAAGGCGATCTACGAGGAGGACTTCCTCCGCGCTGCGATGGAGGACCGCGACACTGCCAGCGTGCAGTTCGTACCGGATTTGGGGGTGTGAGATGGCCTTTGCAACCGGCAAGTATTCTTACGGCTTGTGCGACTACTGTGGCCAACGCTACCACTACAACACGCTGCGTAAGAACTGGCGCGGTTTCATGGTCTGCCCCGATGATTACGAGCCAAAAGAACCGCAGCTTGAACCGCTGCGCTACCGAGGTGACGCAATCGCATTGCGTGACCCAAGACCCGATCGTATTGAGCCTGTGTCCGTCTTTGTTGGCGCGCCAGGCTTTACGGCTTTCCAAAGCTACGGCAGCGTCCGAGGCGGCACTAACATGCAACCGTATGTGCAGGACCAGGCGCTCATTGCGCAGGGCGTTGTCGGTTCAGTGACAGTGAGTATCACATGACCTACAACGAACTTGTCACCAACATTCGAAACTACACCGAGGTGGGCAGCAATGTCTTCACCGAGCCGGTGATCAACGTCTTCATCACGATGGCGGAGAACCAGATTCTTCGCGAAATTGATTTGGACGTGTTTAAGCTGGAAGTCACCGGCAGCATGACCCAGGGCAACAAGTTCCTGGCCGCGCCTGCTGACCTCTTGACGCACCGCTACATGATCCTGACGCCCGCCAGTGGCGATCAGTTATTCCTGGACTTCCGGGACACCTCTTTCATGAAAGAGTACTGGGCCAATGGCAGCACTCAGGGCACTCCAAAATACTATTCGGTGTGGGACCAGAACACGTTCTACATTGCGCCTACGCCGAACCAGAACTACAGTGTGGAGCTGGGCTACATTTATCGTCCAACACAGCTGTCTTCAACCAATCCAACGACCTGGATCAGCAATAATGCTCCAGAGGCGCTGTTGTACGCTTGCTTGATTCAAGCCTACAGCTACACGAAGGGCCCGTCTGAAATGATGATGTATTTCCGACAGGCTTACAAAGAGGCCATTCAAGGTCTTGGCACAGAACAGCAGGGCCGTCGCCGCCGTGACGAATATCGTGACGGTATGCTTCGTATTCCACTTAAATCGGATTCACCTGGACCATGATCACAGCACCAGCCCCCGTACATGTAGGCAGCGTCTTTGTCGAGACCACGCAATCGCGTGGATGGACTCCCGAAGAGCTGGCCGCGCGCGCTGCCGACAAGATCATCTATGTCGGAGATCAGTCGCATCCGGCCGTGCAGGCCCAGGCAAGAGCTTTCAAAGATAGCGTCAAGCAAGTCGTGGCGTTTTACCTGAGAGAGGCGGTTGAACAGGACCGAGCAACTATCGCCTTGCGCCTGCGCGAGGCAGGTCACCCCGACTTGGTTCATTTGTTAGGAGATTAAAAATGGCATTTTCAGGCAATTACATGTGCACCAGCTTCAAAGTGGAGCTGATGAAAGGTGTACACAACTTCACCACTGGAACCGGCAACGAGTTCAAGCTGGCTTTGTACGACAACAGTGCGTCCTTCACGGCCGCAACGACTGCGTACACCAACACCAATGAGGTGGCCAACTCTGGTTCTTATGCTGCTGGCGGCGGCGCGTTGACCAACGTCACGCCCACATCCAGTGGC